TTTTGCATCTTCTGAAGGTAAAGGTTATAAATTTACAGGTATAAGTAATTACGACATCAAATCAGGTATACGCGTAGCTAGTGGCTTTCACAGTGCTAGAATATTTTGTGAGAATATGTCTGAAAACAAAGCTAAGAAGGAATTACAGAATTTAAACACTAGATGCTCAGCTTACTTTAAAAAACCTGTAAAAGGTGGAAGCTACGTTAAATTCGATAAAGACGGATTCGTTGAAGGTGAAGGATATGAGTTTTACTCAAATGCAGATAATGGAATTCAGGAGTCTATAAAATCATTAAAACACTTACTGTTGTTTGAACAATTTATTAATAAAGCTTAAGTGTAATAAACAAAAATATATAATACATGAAAACATTTAATAAATACTTAATCGAGAACACTATCACTGAGAATGATATGAAACTTGTTAACGAAGGTCTTCAAGAAGAATGGACTCCTGAATTAGAAGCTAAAATAGATGAGGCTTTAGAATTATTCGAAAAGGAATACATGAGAGAAGATGGTACATATGACCTAGAGAGACTTAACGAAGAAATAACAAATGAAGGTTTCTTTGGTTCTATTATAGGTGGTTTAACAGGGTTTGCGTTAGGTAAATCAGTTGGTAAAATGGTAGCAAAGGTTTTAGGTATTCAAAAGGGTATCTTTTATGATCTATTAACTTCGAGACTTGTAGGTGCCGCTCTAGGTGCTAGTCTTGGTAAAAAACTATAAATGAATTACCTCGCAGTAGATTTTTCTTTAAATTCTCCAGGTTTAGCCATATATAATGATAAAAAAAAGAGTTATCATTTTATTAGTTACATAAAACCAAAAACAGGAACTAAAGCAGAACAAAAACTTCAAGAAGAGATTTCTTTATTAGAAGATGTTACTTTAGTTAATCAACCTGATTTTACAAACAATGAATCTTTCTCAAGCGCCGAACTCTTAAAGGTAAAGAGATATGATAAAATGGCTGATGACTTAATCAACCTAATATTACAAAATTCTTTTGAAGGTGATGGTTTCACTATAGCATTTGAAGGTACTTCTTATGGTTCTAAGATGGGAACTAATAATATGATTGACATGGCAGCAGGAGCCGCAATCTTAAAGCTTAAACTTTTAAAGACCTTAAATCCAGAAGATTTACTTACTGTTGCTCCTACCACAATTAAGAAGTTTGCAGGTAAAGGTAACATGAATAAACTACAATTATTTGAAGCTTACCAAAAAAATGTGAACGAAGACCCAATCTTAGCTAAAAGCCCTTTGTGGAAAATAGTTAAAGACCTTGAAATTGGGAAAAAGATCCCGAAACCNCTTGACGACCTTGTTGACGCTTATTTTCTCGTTGCATACGTTNCAAGCNTCCAAGCCTAATCTATCTTCTGGCTTAACTAACATTTGTTATATGNAAGTTGTATAAAACTGTTTCATTTTAAATTAAAAAAAAATAATTTAANCTCCGGTGAAACAAATTTAAATGTAGATATATAATAAGTATATTAACAAAAGCTAAGATATTAGTCAATTTTATGTTGTGTACTACTGAAATCATGAACCTGAACAAAGCTCTCATTATAATGGTGCGAGAGCAAAAGATCACGACACAAGAGCGTGAAGACTTACTTCGTAAAGCTGGTTTACAAAAACTAGAGAGCAACAGGTGGCAAGATTCAGAAGGTGCTATACTTACAATGCAAAATATTTGAAACCTTTTGTAATATACATTTATAAGAACTGAAAGTAATTTCAAGGTAAACAAATTAAACAATTTAAACAATTTAAAGGTATGAGTGATTCATTTGACATTTTTAACTTGGGTGTAGAAGACGTAGAAACGCATCAGGCACCCACAAGTACAGCTTCAAACGAAGTGTACAAACCAACCGCAGACGACGGTAAAGACGGAACTTACAAAGCACTAATTCGTTTTGTACCAAATCCAGAAAACCCTCGTAATTCCCTAATCCAAAAATATGTACACTGGTTGACAAACTCAAGTGGTGATGGTAAACTAGTTGATAGTCCATCTACTATCGGTGAGAAGTGTCCAATTGCAGACGTATTTTGGAAACTACGTAAATCAGATTCAGCTGTAGATCGTAAATCTTCAGAGAAACTGAAAAGACGTCAACAATACTATTCTCTAATTAAGATCATTAAAGATCCACAGAACCCAGAATTAGAAGGTACTTACAAAGTATTCAAATTCGGTTACAAAATTAAAGAGAAAATTGACGCTGAGTTGAAACCAGACTTTGGTGAACCAACACAAGTATTTGACCTTTTTGAAGGTAAGAACTTTGAGTTGATCATTACACGTCAAGGTGAATACAACAACTACGACAAGTCTAAATTTTCTGCTAGTCAATCTGCGATCATTATGGGCGATGCTCCAGCAGAAAGAACAAAAGAGACTATGACGTCTATCAAAGAAGAATTAGAAAATGCACCTTCATTGAAAGGTTATGATTATCAAGCATGGGATGAGGACACTCGATCATTTGTAAACGATGTATTGAGAATGTACTTAAATCCAGGTGATTCTATCGCAGAAGTTACTACAATGACTACTAAGAAAACTGCAAAAGCTACAAATACATCTGCACCAACAGCCGTAGCTGAAGCTCCAGTAACAACAGAGTCAACTTCAAGCGTATCATCAGAAGATGATCTAGATTCTTTCTTGAATGATCTCGACATCTAATATACAACTTACTGAAGAGTTAAAGGATAAAATAAGATATGCACTTAAACAAGTAGTATCTCAAGTACATCCTGAACCTAATAAGAAGCTACTAAAGGACATGCATGGGCGAATAACCTGTGCATGTCCCTATTGTGGTGATTCCCATTCGGACGATACTAAAAAACGAGGTAATATCTTTTGGGACACTCTACAATATCACTGCTATAATTGTAGTTATCACACTAATTTATATTCCTTTCTAAAAGATCATGAAGTTAAATTAGCCACAAGTGATGATTCATTTATGGTTATAGATTATATTAAACAAAATAAGATACAGGTTAATTCAGAATCTGTATTAAAACACGATTCATTAAGAAAGGTTCAAGAACTATCAATTGATATAGATACATTTAAAGCTAAATTTAAGGCAAAGGTAATAGAACCTGGTGATTGGATTTGGTTTCAATTAAAAGATAGATTATTACATAATAGAGTAGATGATTTTTTATATTCTGAAAAAGAACATAGGCTTTGGATTCTTAATTTTGGTGCAGATAATAAAATCATAGGTGCACAGACACGTAGAATGAAGGGTTATGGGCAAAGATATCTAACATATGATTTACCAAAACTATATGAAGAGATGGGAAAACCTTTAGAATTATCTAACGAAGAACTAACATCTCTTACCAAAGTATCAACACTATTTGGAATTATGCAATTAAATTTTCAAAGATCTATCACTATATTTGAAGGACCATTAGACGCTAAGTTTATGGCAAATTCCCTAGCCCTTGCAACAGCTGGCAGATCAACCGATGATTTTGATGAAATACCAACTGTCAGATATATGTTTGATAATGATCAAACCGGTAAAAAGAAAATGGCCGAAAAACTAAAGAAAGGCAGACCTGTTTTTATGTGGTCAAAATTTCTTAAAGAAAATGGGTTAGATAAATATAATATCAAAGATCTTAATGATTTGATGTTGAAATGTTTTGAGCTTAAAATCGATGCTCATAAAAAGATCGATCAATATTTCACCTCTAGTCAATTAGATTTATGGTATGTATAGAAGATATTAGTATAATGGTTGAAGACAACTTCGAAGAATTTCAAAAAGACAGTGACAGGTTTAAAGGTATGAAACTTTTAATAGATTTCAAACCGTTAGATCTAAGTATTGAGTCACCTGATATTGAAATGCCAAAACCTAAATTTAAGAAAAGACAAATAACGTCTAAGTTCATTAAACCTAATCCCAACAAGAAATCATTATTTTAATATGAGTAAAGAAAATATTTTAGCATTGGACCGCAAATTAAGTGGCCAAAGAACAGAGTGGACTAATAATATTAAAGGATTAGCACAGAGTTTAAGAAATTTAAACACTATGGAGGAAACTATTGCTGAAGTATTATCTTCTAGACAATCTCTCGTTGAGCAGATGTCTTATTTAAATATGAAAGTAAAAGAACAGAAGAATAAAGTAGCAGTTAGATACAGAGAAGCTTATATTAGATATTATGAATATGATTATAAGTTAGGAGAAAAACAAAAAGAGAAGTTTATTGAAACAGATCTAGCTGATGAAAACATGATATTATCTCATTTAGAAAACCAAGTGGAATTCTTTAGAGATTCGGTAAAAACTCTAGATAACATGGGTTTTGCCATTCGTAATAGACTTGCATTAAAAGATCTATAACGACAAATAAAAATGCTCTAACAATGTGGAGCTTACATTAACTGAAAACAAACAGTTGTTACGCATTGATGTAGCAACTGAATTAGAATTGGAACAACTTAATATTTCTTTAAATAGAAGAATTGAGTCTTGGCGTTTTAACCCCTTAGTCAAAAAGGGTTTATGGGACGGTTATGTTTCGTATATTAAGGACGATAAGTGGATTCCTTCCGGTTTGTGGCGAGAAGTCATGGGTATATGTAAAGAATATAAATTTGAATTTAAATTAAACGGTATTACAGATATATTTGATACCAATATAAATCAAGAAAAATTTACACAATGGGCATTAGATTTTTTCGAAAAATCAGAAATAACACCCAGAGATTATCAAATAGAAGCAGCTTTTAATATTTTAAAATTTAAAAGATGTCTAAGCGAATTGGCGACTTCTGCAGGTAAAACGTTAATTTCTTTTTTAACAGTTGCTTATTTATTAGAACATGAAAAGGCTAAAAAAATCTTATTTATAGTTCCTAATGTTTCTTTAGTAGTACAAGCAAGTGAAGATTTTTTAGATTATAACTATAGAAATGCGGTAGACATAAAAGTACAACAAATATATTCTGGTCAAAAAATAAGACCGGGAAGAAATGTAGTCATAGGAACTTATCAGTCTCTAGTTAAAAAAGATAAATCTTATTTTAGTGAATTTGATGCTATAATTGTAGATGAAACACATAAGGCAAAATCAGCGTCTATTAAAACTATCCTTCAAAAATGTGTTAATGCGGACTATAAATATGGATTATCAGGTACTATACCAAAAGAAGGTACTTTAGATAGATTAACATTAATGGCGTATACAGGACCTCTCATTACTGAAATAAGTGCAAATTACTTGCAAAATGAAGGACATATTGCTGGTTGTAAAGTAAAAATAATTAAAATGGATTATGCTCCTCAATCTACAAAGGATGCATTTAGAGAGATGTCACAAAATAGATATGAAAGCAAAGACGTTTTTAAATTTGAACAAAACTATGTCATTAATTCACCAGGCAGGCTTAACTTTATTACAAGTATTATTTCCAGAGTACGCGGTAATAGTTTGGTCCTTTTCCACAGGATTGAACATGGTAAAAAAATATATGAAAAACTTCGCAGAGACAGTGATAAAACTGTTTATTATGTTGACGGCGGAATTGATAAAGATATACGAGAAGAACATAAAAAGAAAATGGAAGCAGGTGAAGAAGTTGTTATTGTTGCCTCTTATGGTACCTTCTCAACAGGAATCTCAATCAAAAAAATTCACAATATCTTTTTTACGGAATCATTTAAATCAGAAGTAATAATTAGACAATCAATCGGTCGAGGATTAAGACAACATAAATCCAAAGACAGTGTAAATATTATTGATTTCGTAGATGATTTAAGCTCATCTGATTGGGATAACTATTTAATAAGACATGCTAAAGAACGCCAAAGAATCTATAGAGAACAGAAGTTCAAATATGATATTAAAAATGTAGATTTTGAAGGAGATATATAATAAAATAATAACATTCAAAAAACAAAAACAATATTATGCAAAAATTAAAATCTTTTCAACAATTTGCTACAGAAGTTCAAATTTCTAATACTAGGAAAATTGAAGAAGAAGCAATCGCAAAAAGAAGTAATGAAGCAGAAACATTTAAAAACTTACTCTCTGAATTTAATGTTACTTCTGTTAAAGAATTAACTGAAGATCAAAGATCAGAATTTTTTACTAAATTAAGAGGTGCTGAAATTAACGAAGCAATTACACTTATCGAAGAAGGTACAAGAGGTCAATTTGGTAAAATTGACAAGAAGGGTAATATTACATCGATATACACTCATTATGATTCGTATCCAGAAAATATGTTACCTATTATTAAAAAATCTTTTAAAAATTCAAAATCAGTAGATGCGGTTATTGCAAAGGGCGATTGTTCAGGTTTAGAAACTAGTATCGATAAGATAAATTTTTATGGAGATGGTGGCAAACCATCTACAGGTGATATATCAAACATTTCAAAATATTTAAGAAATGTAGCTGATGACGGAGGTGCTGAATTTGTTTATCTTTGGGACGAAGCTAACAAAGAATGGTTAATGGCAGATATTTACGGTAACGGTTACGATGAATTGGTACCAGCGTTTGAATCTGTTTCAGTTTCTGTAAATGAAGCTATTGCAGTACAATTTAAAAGAGATGCTAAGAAAGTTGTTACTGTTTACAATAACTTGTTTGCAAAAAAACTAACTGACTTGGGTGCAATGTCAAATGAATCAGTATTGGGATGTATTAAGTACTTATTTGAAAATGCAATGGAAGACGCAAACTTTTCAAGAGAAGGTTTTGCAATTTCTAAAAACATTAAAGGCGCAATTTCTTCATATGAAGTAAAAATGCCAGGATTAGGTGGATACTATGTTAAAATAGGAGCAACTACAACAAAGAGAATTTTAGATCAATACTATTCAGATATCGCTAATGCAGCTGGATGGTCAGGTATTGGTATTGTTGAAGGTACTGCACTTTATTTACAACAAATTAAACAAGAAGCCGCAGGGCAATCTTTATTAAACGCGTTTAACATGTTTAATGAATCTACTGTCGTAGAAGCTGGCGAATCACTTTGTGAAGCAACAGTAACAATGGATGCTATGAATCCAGAAGACAAAGACTTTTTAAAGTTTTTAAAGAAAAATAAAGTTGAAATTATAGATATAGTAAAATCAGGACCAACTGGTCATCCTGAAATTACTATGCAAGGTAAAAGAAAAGATTTAGAAGCAGTATTAGCAGATGGAGAATACGGATGGGACGACGCTGGTTTAGAAGAATATATTGAAGAATCAGTAGTTACTGAATCACACCCAAAATGTTCAAATAAAAAAGGACATGCATACAAAGAAATTGACAAAGACGGAACTGTAGAATGTGAATATTGTGGTTTAAGAAATTCATTATCTGAATCAGTAGTTAACGAAGCTGAAGTTAATTCTGATGAAGAATTTCACGATTATGCAGTGACTGTTTTACAAAAAGCATTCGGAGAAGATTATGACGAAGCTAAAGCAAAAAAGATAATTGATGGAATTTTAGCTAAAGTTGATGGAGATTATGGCGTAGCAGTAGGTATGTTGACTAGCTCATTAGGATCATAATAAAAAACAAGATACATATCTTATGAAGATCTACAATAATTTTGAACAGTTTATAACTGAGAGGTTACATTCGAATATAAAAGAAGCTTTAATTTTAGAAGGTGGAGCTGCTGGTCACATGGCACATCCATTTGATGATAAGTCATTAACATTCACAGATTTTAAAGCTCTTATAGAAGCTGGTTTAAGCGGTGAACTTAATTTTGAAGAAAGCGCTACTGAAAAAACCGACGGACAAAATGTATTTGCAACTATACAAGATGGTGAAGTTAAATTTGCTCGTAATAAGGGTGAGCTTATAACACCAATGGATCTTCAAACATTTAAGCAAAAATTTGACGGACATGCATCGGCCATGGTCGAGGAAACGTTTAAGTTTGCAGCAGAAGATTTAGCTAATGCGTTAATCAAATTACCAACTAATGTTCAAGAAGAAACATTTGAAAATGGACTCAATTGGATGAATATGGAATTAATCTATTCTAAAAATCCAAACGTAATCTATTATGATAGAGATATCATTCAATTTCATGGTATAAAAAAGACAGATGGTAATGGTAATATAATTGGTGAAGATAATAAACTTGCATCAGTAATAGCAAAAGCATTAGAGTCTGTTAAAGCAAATGTCGGTAAAACATTTACCATAATCCCACCTCAAATAATTAAATTAGGCAAGGACCTTAATTTTGAAGAAAATAAAAATAAATTCATTAAGCAAGTTGAAGCGCTTCGAGACAGATATAATTTGACAGATGCTGATGAAGTTAGTCGCTATCATGAAATGTGGTGGAGAGAAACTATAGATTCAAATTTTCCAGATTTAACACAAGATCACAAAGAAGGTTTGTTATTAAGATGGGCATACGGTGATAAAAAGACTCTAAATTTAAGATCATTAGATAAAGAGTTAGGAAAAGATAAAGCAGCTATTATTAAGAAGTTCGATAAAGAAGACGTTGCTAAAAAATACAAAGAGAATATTAGACCGTTTGAAGATTTATTCTTAGAACTAGGTTCTATTATTCTAAAAAACGCTAGTAATTTTGTTGCTGCCTCACCAGATGCCGAAATGCAAAGATTACATAATCAAATTAGAACTGAAGCCGAAAAAATTAAAAAAGGCGGATCGATTAATCAAATACAAAAGGTCGAAGCTGAGTTAGCTAGATTAGAAAGAATAGGTGGAATTGATTCAATTATGCCAACTGAAGGTATTGTCTTTGTGTATAAAGGTAAGACTTTTAAATTAACAGGAACATTTGCTGCAATTAATCAGCTCATGGGTATTATTAAGTACGGAAGATAAACAATATAACATGGCATTACAAAACTTAAGAACATATTTTCAATCTACCAATATCAATGATTTCCAATCAATGTTAGATTTACCATGTGTAGTATCTGAAAAAATACAAGCATCTTCTTTTCATGTAAAGAAAACATCAATAGGATTCCAGTATTATAAAAGCGGCTCTAAGCATGCTATGGATAAAGTAGATAGAACGATGGTTAAATACTATGAAAATGCTATCAATTATTTTGGAACTATCATAAAGGAAGTGACAGAAGACATGCCGCTTGATTGGAAGTTTGGATTTGATTACATGATAGACAATAAAACGGTAGATATAGAATATGAAGCTTTGCCAAAAAACAACTTAATATTAACACATATTCAAATATTAAATCCCAATAACGATACTCAAATTAAAAAAGTAATTAGAGATCCACAAATTTTAAATAAGTGGGCAGATAAATTGGGTGTACAGAGACCTCCAATTATTTTTCAAGGTAAATTACAAGAAAATCAAAAGAAAGATTTAATAAATCTTTTATCCATATCAGATTCTGATTTTTCTATTAGATATAAAGATCAATCATTTACTAGAACAATATATAATATTTTTAATAATGGCCTTACTAATCCAGCACTAAGTACATCTTTTGATGATGATATAGATGGATTAATAGTTAATTTCTATGAAGGTAAAAATCCAAAGAGTTTTAAATTAGAAAGATTCGATAGAAAACCATCTGAAGATAGAAAGCCTTCAGACATGTATCAAATATCTCTATTAGATTTAGTTGAATATTTAGAAGGGTTTGATGTATCAAGTATTAATTTAGAAGAAGAGGAAGCAGATTTACGATATATTGAATTGATTTCTAATATGTTTAATGCATATGTAGATAAAAATGCATCTAAGTACATAGGTACTAATTTTGATTCTGCAGACTTCTCAGATAATAAAGGATTTCAACTCAACACTGCTTTTATAAAAAACGAAAAAACAATTTCGCTTGTACAAAATAAAGTCTTATCTGAATTATTTAAAATTGCATTAGGTAGTTTTAGAAAAAGAAGAAATAAAGAAACGGACATTATTAATAAAGATTTAATGAAACAAATCAATGATATAGTAGATATTATCGAAGCTATAGTAATGTCAAAAACTAATGAAAATGATGTTATGAACTTTACAACATATTTACTTAATCAAAAATTACAATATACTGAAAGCCCTATATTAGAAGGACTTACAGTTAAATATCCAGAACACGGTAAAACACCAGTTAACATGTTTGTTGGTCGTTTCCAACCATTTACACTGGGTCATGCTAAAGTGGTTGAGACTATTCATAAACAAAATGGCTATCCAGTAGTAATTTTATTAGTGAAATCAAAAACTAAGAAAAAGGAGGATGCATTTTCTAGACCTTATGATGAAGAAACCCAGGTTGAGATGTTAAATAGTTTAAAATCTAAATATCCAATTGAAGATGTTTTTATAATTCCAACAGGTGGCATTGATACTATGTTTAATGCTATGAGACCTAAATACGAACCAGTACTTTGGGGAACAGGAACGGATAGAATGAAGGGTTATGGATTTCAAGTTAACAATCCAGAATATAGAGAAGCTCTAGGATGTAGAACTGATTTTGGTCTATTTGAAATTCCACGAAGTGGCAAAAACATTTCAGCAACGCAAGTTAGAAATGCAATGTTAGATGGAGACGAAAGGTTATTTAAGAAATTAACGCCCAAAGAAATACATCATATGTACGATGAGTTAAAATCTAAATTAGAAGACTCCATGGGTGTTGTAACAGAATCAGATTCTAACACAATGACGTTTGATCAATTTTTAAAGAATATATAATAAAACATATCACATATAAAAAATGGATAATAATCAACCACTAGAAGAAAGATATATTACAGTAAAAAGAAAATATACTGAAAACTACCCCGCAAAAACAGTCGGTAAAGCAGCTAAAATTAGAAATAAAGTTTTAGAGGCTATTAAAGATGGTAAATTAACAAAGGATGAATTTGAGTCAATTGTTAGAGAAATGACGGTAGATTCTACGAGATGGTTGAGAAGAAACTCTACATATTTTAATGTAAGCGAAGATGGTATTACACTTTCTAAAACAGGTAAAAGAGTTTTAAATGAATTAACATTGCCTAAAACTGAATTAGAAATCAATGAAAAAGTTTCAGCATTTAAACAAGCAAATGTTATGGCTGAAGAAATATTTGGTGAATTTGGAATCGCAACACTAGACTATGATCAAATATCAAGAGTTATTGATATTAAGAGAGCTGATAAATTAGCTAAGAAATACGGAGAAGATAGTTTTATGGCTTTAACCGAATTAGATATGGAAGAGCTTCTTAATAAGAACCCAAAATTAGTAAAAGAAAATAAATCAAACAATATGAAATCAAAATTAGTATTTGAAAGTTTTAGTGAATTCGTAGAATCTCTATCAACTTCAACAAACGAATCAACAGAGATGTTAGCTGAGGCATTTAAATCCTCATTATTGTCTAGCTTATTCATAAATAAATATGGTAAATTCGATAAAGATCTAGCTAAGTCTTTTTATGGTACAGCTAAAGTAAAAATGGACATAATTGAAGATGAAGATCTTTTAACAATTGATCCCCAAACGGCTTATAAGAATAAGCAAGCCGATACTATTATTTTTTATATTTCGGATACACCTAAAGAGAATCCATATGCACCTAGCGATGGATATTCTGATCACAGACACATCCCAGGTGAAGGCTATCTATTAGCTGTTGCTTCTGGTGATAATGCATTCTACACTTCCGTGTGGGGCGGAGGTCATTTTAGTCGTGGCAACAGAGAAAGATCACTAAAAAAGGTAGATAATGGTTCAACTGACTCTATCGGTATTTCTAAGAAGTACAAAGGTTGGGACGGAACAGGTCTTTATAATGTAAAGAGAATTGCTGAAATGGCGGATAGAGCTATTGTTTTAAACATGGCACTTCTAAGACAAAAGTATTCCTCTGAAGGACAAAGATCTGAAAGAGCTGCTGCCAAAAAAGGTGCAATTGCATTTAAGTCACATAAAGACTTTAAGAAAGAAAACATGGACAGATATCACCAAATTTTAGCCAATAAAGCGGCTTCTTTACCATTAGATAAGATGGTCTCAGATGCAATCGAAGCATTAACAAATCAAATTAAAGATGGTTTAGCTAAAGGCGAAAAAGGACGTTATGATGATATTATCATTGGACGTAAAGCAAATGGTTCTGAAGCTAAAATGAGAGATGCTTCTAATCATATGTCAAGCATTTTAGATGATTATAATAGATATGTTAGTTATATTGCACAGGCTGAAGAGTCAGAAAACCAATATGGTGATAGAGAGTCTTACTATGAAAGAGAATCTAAGAATTATGCTAAGAATATTAAAGACAAGATCGGTCAGATTGAATCATTCGATTATGTCTGGTAAATTTATATGTAAAATATATGCCTAGTCAAAGTAAAGCACAACAAAGATTAATGGGACAAGCTTACGCTTATAAAAAGGGTGAGTTAAAGTCTAGTGAAGTCAGTGCTGAGATAAAGGAATTGGCAGACAGTATGACACTTAAGCAACTAAAAGACTTTGCAAGTACTAAACATGATGGTTTACCAGAAAGAGTACCTGAAAATATAACACCTGCTAATTTAACGGGTATGGGTCCAGTAGTTTTACCAAATAATGGTACAGTTGGATCGGGCGATGTACCTGCTGGATCAGGCGACGCAGAAGAAGAATACAAGAAAAAGAAAAGAAAGAAAATGAAACATTTAACTACATTTGAAGCATTTACGTTTGACTATCACGGCACAGATATTAGAAATCCTTTTACAGACGAGACTGCAAGAATGGATGTCGATCCAAATAGTTACTATGGAAAAGACTACGCAAAATCGGACATTAAAAAGATTGTCGATGCAAGTGAAGCTTTTATTGCTAAATACAATGAGTGGAAGGATTATGCACCATTAGACGCTGACGAAGATTTACATGCAGATTTTAGAGATTATGTTAAATCATCACTTGATGAATTAGTGAAAATAGTTAAAAAACACGGATAGCTTAAAACTTTTTAAAAATAATTAAGCCCACATTTTTTTATGTGGGCTTTTTTTGGTATATTAGTAGAGTATTTAAAAGATATAGATATGAAAAAGCAAGAACATAAATTACAACAAACTCAGTTTACCATACAAGAGATATGGCAAGCGATGCGTGGTAATGTGTATAAGAGTAAGAAGCATTATACTCGAAAAAATAAACACAAGAATAAAGATTGTTCGTAACTTCTTTAAAAATAATAGAGCCCACATTTTTTTATGTGGGTTTTTTTTGGTATATTAGTAGAGTATTTAAAAGGTAAAAGATATGTATAAAAATTTTAATAGACATGATTGTTTCACCATGGAAATGATGGAAATGACACGTGAGGTTTTAGAAGAGGCACGTGGTAAAGATTTTGGTTTGGTAAATATGGTTTATGGTTTGTATGATGGTTATCTCTATGATGACTTACTTAAACAAGCTCGTATTGCTGGAATTAATGAACTTACTATGAATAAACTGAAAGGTCTTAAAAAAGCTATTGAAATGTATATTCAATTAACAGGAAACTCAAAAACTCAAATATAATATGGAAACTTACGAAAAAATTAAAGTAGTAAAAGGTATTGTTGAACAATATGTGAATGACAATATCGATTTAATTCAAGGTGTAGTAACAGTAGAAGGCATTAACCACGTTGTTAACATAGGGACTTCTATCCTATGTACTAAGTGGAATATCGGTATTCAGGGCGGTGGATTCGTTGAAGCTGTGGTAAATAATAATCTATCACAAGCTGTTAGTAGAGCAGATGGCACAAATATCAAAGCACTCAGGTTATACTGTCATATGATGTATAACACATCTTTGCCTAGTGAATTATATGATACATCAATTGTTGGATAACACTAACAGGACACACCAATGTGACCCCAAATTAAACCTAATATATAATTAAACAAATCTATATTTATGTGTATAACTATTAAACGTTTTATATGTCAATAAATAATATTCTAGAAGAAGCAAATAAGATCGTCAATGAGCGATCAGAAGAAAAAGAACGCATGTACGGTCCTTTCGAAGAGGGTATGCGTAGAGCGGCAATGATCTTTAACGGCATGACAGGTAAAGAACTTAACGGTTCTGACATGTATGCTGCACTAGTTGCCTTAAAATTAAGCCGTCATTCATATAACTATAAACAAGATAATTTATTAGACGCTGTTGCATATTTAGGTGCATTAGACAATTATGTTGTAAAACACGGTTACGCAGAAGACGAAGATCCACTTAAATAATTAATACATGGCAGAATTAAATTATCTTTCAGACTATATCACCGACAAGTCGTCTCGAATAGGCATCGCAGCTTTAGTTGGTAAATTAAGTCCTAAAACCAGTTCACATAAATCTGGATGGGCTTATCACTTAGCAAATCAATGTTTAAATGCTGGTTTTGAAAATGTAGAAGTAATCACTAATACTGAAACTGATTGGAATCAATTTGATGTTATTTTAATCGAACATGGTATGGAATTTAAAGGTACTTTTAATATTTTTGGAGGTGCTAATGACGATTTATATCATCAAGTGATGAGAATTTTTAGTAAGACTAAAATGTTCAGTCTTCATCATGACATGCCATGTGTTGGTACCATGGTTCAACAAAGACTTCACACTGGTACAGATTTGTTTAAAACAATAGAAGATAAAATTGAAAGCATTAAAGAGATTTGTGCAACTGAAATTCCTAAAATTGATTCAATCGAGAAAACTACTAAACTTTGTTTTGGTGATAGTCACTCTTTTAGTCAATATACACCCGGTTATATGACTCAACGTCATGATGGGTTGACTATGCACGGCGCACTTAAAAGAGGACTTGATAGTTACGTATATCCATGGATAGAGTCTCTTAGAGTTTATATGGGTAACATAGATGTCCGTCACCATTTAATGAGACAAGATAATCCATCCGCTGCGGTTAAAACACTTTTGAAAAATTATGAAGATGAACTTTTAAAACTTCAAGAAAGAGGTGTTAAAGAAATAGAAGTAGTTCATACTCTTCCTGTCGAAAATGAAAGCAGATCATTACCAAAAACAGGTTATTATAAAGGCACGCCGTTCACTGGAACTTGGGCACAAAGAACTGCATTGGTCAAAGAGATCAATACTGGTATAGATGAAATGTGTGAAAGAAACGGTTGGCAATCACATAAACACCCTGATGTTTATTTCAATACGATTGGAGAATTAACATTCGATGTAATGGAAAAACCTAAATCAGTTCACATTGCACGAGAGTATTATCGATGGGATCTGGTTAAGAATGAACCCAATAAAAAATTAATTAAACAAACATTAGCACTTTTTTAATATGTCACTTACAACTACTTACAACATTCGAATCACTCCAACTAATTCTAAAGATGCGTCATATGATATTGAAATCACTACAGGCGATTTAGATTGGTCTATGTCACAATATCAAAGGAACAGAGATGCTTTTACATGGGAAATAATTTCAAAAAATGAAAATTAAAACAACCGAATATTACGATGAATTTTTAAGATACTTTGATTTAGCCAATAAACAACAGATTTCAAGTAACTTAGGTCAAATTCCACATGCTGAATCTAATTTAGGCGATGAACTGATGCATCATATAGAATTATATGATGTAGTAGAGCGTAAATATGCTGGATTTAGTCAAATTATAAATGATTGTTTTTATGGATGGACATCAGACCATCCGTATTGGGAGCACATGCAAGCCGGTAATGTATTTCCACAAAGAGAAGAGGTTGCTAAAAATTGGACGGGTAAAAGAGATAAATTCGGTTTAGAAGAGTGGCTCTATCTTTTTATTTTACATAGAGTTTGTGGATCTGCAATTAATTATGCGACCAAACCTTCTGGGTATCACAATACTATTCTATTTAATTTACACGAGTGTGAAACTATCGAAGAAATGTGTGAAGTGATCAAATATCACCCGACGCCATTTTACACTTCAGTTGGCTACCAATTCCCTGCCTTTCCAAAACCGCCGGCACCAAAGGTTGATGAAGATATATTCGTAGGTATGGCTAATTTCACTGAACCAGAATATGTTTACAAAAGAGGTGGAGATTATTTCTTGTGTGAATTTGCACCAAGATTAGCTAGAGATATGGCTAATTATTTACGTCAAGGTGATAAAAAAGACCTTAGGGAACTTGGTGAATGGATGTTTCAGTGGAATGCTGATAATGACTTAAGAGCCTATAGATTCCAATATGCCGCAGTTATTGCTGATGTATGTGATTGGTTCCCTGAATTTATGAACCGTGAATCTATGTTCTATTATGGCACGAACGCAGTAGAATGTATTGGTTATCTTGCAGATCCAATCGAAGGTGGTGGTAAAAAGTCAGAGGCTTTTTTAGATGCAGTGATGACTAAGATTTATGAGGACACTGGTTCATTACCATATAATGCAGAAGATGTCGCATGCGACTTTATTAGATGGATTGAAAACTACTTAAGACCTGGAGCAGACTATGCTCATATCAACATGGACACTTTGTGGAATTCATCTTCAATTACAGATCATCCATTTGGCCGTCAAAAAGCTATGTTAGACTTAGGTATTTTAGAAACGTTTAATGGTATGACTTCATTTCCGTCAGATGACAAAGTATTACAATCCGCTGGCTTAACAGTAGAAGAGTATAAAAAAATGGTTAAATCGTTATGAGTAATCAAGACTTAATTAGAGATCCTCAATGTGAGATTGAATTCAATCCTAAAAGTGGTTCTAAAAATGTAGATTTTCTACAAAATAAATTATTTGAATTCGAAGGAGAAATGAACAATTACAAAAATATACTATATCCAAACACTGTAGATATTGCTATGAAAAATGGTAAGCCAAAAGAAAGTTGGATGAAGGATTGGACACAAGAAGAACGCTTTGATAAATTCTTTGAATTTTGTCACGAATTCGATAAACGACAAGATCAATTGTTATTAGAAGATTATCAAATATTTTCCCACCGACTACACTGGCATGAACACCCTTATTGTTATATGATGCAACATGAAACTGATTTAGAAAAACTTTTGTATTATACAATTGTTTTCTCTTTTAGTAATGAACATTGGGGAACTATTATGAAATTAATCAATGATGGTGAAGAAAAAACACGTGAACATTTTAAAGACAATAGACATGCACGCAATGATCTATTTCAGATTTATTATCCTAAAGGCACTCAAGTAAAAGATTGGTTATTAGAAGGTCCTAAAAAAGCAGCAAAAGATATGGTTCATATTCTAGAAGACTTAGAGAGACCATACACGATGATGGAATTTGCTAAATTATTAGAAGCTTATTTTAAAGAACATCAAGGATTTAGATCACCACTGTATCCGTGTAAAAACACAGCGCGATATGTTGCGATGAGTCGACCAGATTTAGTAGATCCAGAATCAATCCTATTTGGTGGTACGGGTCATTTTGATGGTATGATGCAAATCTTTGGTGGACCTAATTTAAATGGTAAAGTAAAATATTCTATCGATAAAGAAGGTCAATTTATAGCAGAAAATAAATACGCAGAGTCTTGGTTAGAACAGATGAATATTTTAGCTAATCACCCTAATAATCCAATGACTAGTCAAAAGATGTTAAATGTAGAAGATAAAACATGTTTCTTTTATAAACACATAGCAATTAGTCACGGTATTAAATCACCCACAAAAAGAATTCCATATACTTGGATTTTTGATGGAGAATTTAATTTAGCAAAACATCCAACTGAAAACGTAATTGTAAATGCTGAAACCACACGTCACATGTGGGGCAGAGATTATCCTAACGAATAAATTAAATTATAATGAAAAATAAAGCAGAAGACGCTTGGCAGATCCTAAGAATTCAAGGAGAATTCACAAAAGGATTTGATACTTTTAACGAACTAGGTTCTTGTGTTTCTGTATTTGGTAGTGCTAGAACAAAAGAAAATAATCCTTATTATATTGAAGCAGAAAAGATTGGTAGACTATTGGTTGAAGCAGGTTTTGGAGTTATTACTGGAGGAGGTCCTGGAATTATGGAAGCTGCCAACAAAGGAGCACATGATGCAGGTGGTAAAAGTATAGGAGTTGGTATTGAATTACCATTCGAAGCAAGCATGAACAAATACGTAGATTTAGGGGTTGAGAATAGATATTTCTTTACTCGCAAGGTGATGTTCCTTAAATACTCACAGGCATTTGTGATATTTCCAGGCGGCGTTGGCACTTTAGATGAGTTATTTGAGGCCATCACTCTTGCGCAATGCGGACATAACGTAAAATATCCAATAGTTCTTGTTGGTAAAAAATACTGGGAAGGACTAGTTGATTGGATGCAAAATACTTTATGGGAACACGGAGCAATCAGTCAAAAAGACTTTGATCTATTTAGAGTAGTCGATACAGCAGAAGAGGCAGTTTCAAAGATTACTGAATATCATGACAAATATAAAGAAGACGATACTGAAACTAATTTTTAATATATGGCACACGATACACACACGAAAAGTACAATGAATCAAGATTTGAATCTAATGATGCCAAATAGGCAAGCTTGGTTAGATTTAGCCGGTGATTGGAAGGATCCATTAGACGATCCTATTATCATGAATCATGAAGGATTTAATGTAGTCAGAGATGACATGATGGGATTTGGATCTAAATGCAGATTCGGAGATATTTTAGTTCAAAATGCGCCAACAGATACATTAGTTTATGTACAGCCTAGATTTGGTTTTGCAGGAATATCACTTGCATATTTAGCTGCAAAGTATAATAAGAAATTGGTTTTATTTATGCCATCTGGTAAAGTAATATCAGATCATCAAGCAATTTGTATAGAAAGAGGAGCTATACCTAAATTTAGAAGAATTGCAGCAATGCCTAATTTAAATAAAATAGCTAAGGAATGGGCAGAAGAAAATAATGCTACATTTATACCACTTGGATTAAAACATGAATTAGTAACTGCAGCTGCTGTAAAAGTAGCATATGATATAGCAGAAAAACATGGTTATCCAGAAGAAGTATGGTCTGCTATTTCTACAGGAGTATTACAGCGCTCATTACAAATCGCATGGCCAGATGCAGAATTCAATGCAGTTGCGGTCTCTAGAAATATAAAGAATGGAGAGTTAGGAAAGGCTAAAGTTTGGTCACATCCTAAAGCTTTTGCTTCAGATGTAAATCCAGCATTTGCACCGCCATTCCCATCTGCAATGAATTATGACGCTAAAGCTTGGGAATTTATGGTAAAACATGGTAATCCGGGTGCATGGTTTTGGAATGTAGGTGGACAACCTTACCCAGATTCAGAAGAAACTAAAGAAAAAACTAATTCTCAAAGAGAATGGGGAGAAGTTTTAGAAATGGACAAATAATACTGAAACTATCTCACTAAAGATCATAGAATTAATATACACAAAAAATATGGCAAATATAGACAACGAATGCAAAGATCTAGAAGTTCAAGACTTCTATGATCAATCAACAACACACTTAGAAGACATTATGACGCATCAAAAAGAGATGCAAGAAAAAACCTATGGTTTTAACTTTGAAGAAATGTCATTGCGAGATGTAATGAATTTTTGGCACTGTAATACCCATGCTGTAATTGATGAAATTCATGAAATGACAGATGCTCTTGGTGGAATTAAAGACGGAAGCGGAAATGCAATATGGAAATACTGGAAGAAAGACTTCTCAACATTTGATAACAAGAAAGTTTCTGATTTATCTGAAGATGATAAAAAAGAACTATATATGGAATGGGTAGATATTCTACACTTCTTTATTAATTACGCAGCATCAATTGGCCTAGATGCAAAAACGGCTTATAACTATTACTTCGCAAAAGCTGAAGAGAATAAGAACCGTCAAAAAAGAGGCTATTAATGTTATTAGATATAGAACAAACCAGTAATGAGTTAATCGTATCTTACTATAATAAAGAAGGTAAAGTCTCATTCAAAAGATATGGTGTAAATCAATTTCAGAATTGGGTAGTCACTAAAGAAACAGACAAATACAAAGACAAAACATATAGAAACTGGGATGATCGACCTTTAAAAAGAGGTATTGCTAAATCATTTAATAAATTTAGTTTACTTTATTTTATGGATTCTTTACCAGAAGCTGATAAAGAAGAGATATATGAGTTTAATATGCCTCGAACATATTTCGTCGATATTGAAACAGAAATTATAGATGGTTTTCCAAAACCAGAAGAAGCTAAATCTCGCATTCTTACATTTTCAATTATTACACCGGAACGTAAAGCAATTGTATTAGGCTTAGAAGATCTTACATCTGAACAAATTAAGAAGATTGAAGAGGATACAAATAAGCATTTAAAAAATTATGATACCGATTGGGATTTCTCATATCATAAATTTGATAATGAATACAATATGTTGTATACATTCTTGCATAAGTTTTTACCCAAGTTCCCAATGATGACAGGGTGGAATTTCATTAACTATGACTGGCAGTATATAGTTAATAGATGTAAAAGATTACAGATAGACCTGACTGACGTGGCTATCACTGGTCAACTTGACAGAAATGATAGTAGACCACTTCATATGGGTATTTTAGATTATATGCAATTGTATGACAAATATGATAGGTCAGTTGCAGTAAAAGAATCAAATTCACTGGACTTTGTATCAGGTGCAGTCTTAGATGTTAGCAAAATTAAATATACCGGTTCGTTACAAGATCTTTATGAGAATGATTTTACAAAATATGTATATTATAATGTAATAGATTCATGTTTAGTCTATTACATAGATCAACAACTAAGATCCATGGAGGTTCTTTTAACTTTAGCAACTATTACCAAAATGCCGTTATATAAAGCAAGTTCCCCAGTGGCAATCACTGAATCCTTATTGGCNAGAAAATTAGCAGAAACAAATAAAAAGATAGGTGTAGAATATGGTAAAGCAGATTCTCTTAAAGATGGTAAATTTGAAGGTGCATTTGTAAAGCAACCAATTGTTGGGTATTATTCTGGAGTAAGTGCATTTGATTTCGCTTCGCTATATCCATCAATAATGAGACAATTTAATATTTCACCAGAATCTTTTATTGAACAGGTAACCGAACCTGAAATTAATGAAAGAAGAAAAGATGAGAATGTAATTGTTTGTGAGAACGGTGTTGTCTATAAAAAGGAAGATTCAATCTTAAAAAAGATTTTAAGTGATTTATATTCCCAAAGAAAAGATTACAAAAAGACGTCATATGCGTATTACGAGAAGGCATACGAACTAGAAAAAAAATTAAAAAATTTAACCTAAAAAAAATAGAAAGACTGTAGAACAGACTCGATATATAATTAAACAAAATACATTATATGAACCAGAACATCTTCAAACCAAGAGTTAACATTTTACCATATGAGTATCCACAGTTATTAGCATATAAAGATGCTATTAGACATTCTTATTGGATTCATACTGAATTTAACTTTACCACAGATATCGATGATTTTAAAACAAAAATCAGTGATCAAGAACGTGAAGTTATTAAAAGAGCAATGCTAGCGATTGCACAAATTGAAGTAAATGTAAAGACTTTTTGGGCAGATCTTTATAAGAGAATGCCAATTACTGAAGTTGGCGATGTAGGTATGACTTTCGCAGAATCAGAAGTCAGACACAAAGATGCGTATGCTCAATTACTTAGAGTTCTAGGTTTAGAAGAAGAATTTCAAAATGTAGTAGAGATTCCAGCAATTAAAGATAGAATTTCTTATTTAAAGAAATATCTAAACGGATCACGTAGTAAAGATGATAAAATGTACACTAAGTCTGTTTTATTGTTCTCACTATTTATTGAGCATGTGAGTCTTTTCAGTCAATTTTTAATTATGATGTCTTTCAACAAAGAGAAAAACTTATTTAAAGGTATCTCAAATGTAGTTGAGGCAACATCTAAAGAAGAAGAGATTCATGGTAATTTCGGTTCAGAACTTATTAATATTATCAAAGCAGAAAATCCAGAATGGTTCGACGAAGAATTCGAAGAATTAATAGATTCTGCATGTAAAAAGGCATACGCAGCCGAAGTTAAAATTTTAGATTGGATTTTTGAAAACGGGGAATTGGAATTTCTCTCTAAGAAAACCATCGAAAATTTTATACAAAATAGGTTCAATAACTCATTAACACGTATCGGTATGAAACCTGTTTTTGATGTTGATTTCGCAGAGATTGAAAAAACCTTATGGTTTGATGTAGAGATTACTGCTACTAAAGAAGGTGATTTCTTTTACAAGAAACAAGTAGACTATAATAAAAAGAGTAAGTCCATCACCGAAGACGATTTATTTTAACTAAAAAACTTAAAAAAATTATAATATGGAAAAAGCCGGAACAAATCTAGCGGAACTAAGTCATGATCTAACATTAGATGATGCAAAGGACTCTCAGGGTAGATCAAGATACTATTGGTTAAATGATGACAGTAGATTATTTTTATCAAGAGGATACATTTCAGAATCACCTGAGCAGAGAATTAAAGATATTGCTAATACTGCAGAAAAATATTTAAAGATTGAAGGTTTTGCTAGAAAATTCGAAGACTATATGTCAAGAGGTTTTTATAGTATGTCTACTCCGGTTTGGATTAATTTTGGCAAAGATAAAGGACTTCCGATTAGTTGTTATGGATCTAATGTAGACGATACTTTAGATAGTATTCTAAATGGTTCAAGAGAAATCGGTATGATGTCAAAGTATGGTGGCGGAACCTCTATTTACTTAGGTAATATTAGAGAAAGAGGTGCTACAATTTCTACGGGCGGAACAGCTGATGGTCCAGTTCACTATGCAAGAATGTACGATACTACAGTTGATGTATGTAAACAATCAGAAGCTAGACGTGGTGCATGTGCAGCATGGTTACCAGTAGAACACAACGATATTTTAGAGTTTTTAGATATTGGAACAGAGGGTAATCCTATACAAAATTTACAATATGGTGTTACAGTTACTGATCAATGGATTCAAGAAATGAAAGATGGAGATGCAGATAAACGTAAGATTTGGGCTAAAGTAATTCAAAGACGTAATGAGTTTGGATATCCTTACATTATGTTTAAAGACAATACTAATAACAACTCACCATATAAAGAATTAGGACTTGAAATTACAGCATCTAACCTATGTAGTGAAATTCAATTACCAACTGATTCATTTAATTCATTTGTATGTTGTTTAGGTTCTATTAACCTATTACACTGGGACGAGATTAAAGAAACAGATGCAATAGAAACATACACTCTATTCTTAAACGCAGTAATGGATGAGTTTGTGAAGAAGTCTTATAATATGCCAGGAATGAAACGAGCACATCGCTTTGCCGAGCAACACAGAGCATTAGGTGTTGGTGTTTTAGGTTACCACTCTTTATTCCAATCTAAATTGATTGAATTTGAATCTTTAGAAGCAAAACAACTAAACTATCAGATCTTTAAAACTCTTAAAGAAAAAACTGATGCAGCTTCTATGTGGTTACATGACGAAAAAGGATACAGATCAATTAGAGAAGGTTTTGCTAATACAACATTAGTTGCTGTTGCACCTACTAAATCAAGTTCATTTATTCATGGTCAAGTTTCTATGGGTATTGAACCTATTAAATCTAATTACTTTATTAAGGATTTAGCTAAGTCAAAAACCATATATAAGAATCCTTTCTTAGAATGTGAGTTAGATAAGTATGGTTTAAATACACCAGGTGTATGGGAAGATATTTTAAAGAAGGATGGTTCAGTTCAGCATTTAGATTTTCCAACTAAAGCAGTATTTAAATCATTTATTGAAATTAGTCCAAGTGAATTAATTTTACAAGCAGGTCAAAGACAGCAATTTATTGATCAATCGCAATCTTTGAATTTAATGATTCACCCGTCCGTACCAGCAAAAGATATTAATAAACTTTATTTGAATGCACACGAATCGGGAGTTAAAACCCTATACTATCAATTTAGTCAAAGTTCAGCACAATCATTTTCAAGAGATATTCTAGAATGTGCAAGCTGTGAAGCATAAAGGTGTGGTTTGAAGACCACGTCTTAGGACCGTTATAGTTAACGGGTTGGGCAGAGAAAGTTCGCTACTATCTCTGCCCTTTTTTTGTTTTATTTTTAATGAAACTATTCTACAGATCTCTGTATAATATTCAAATATCATTATCTAAAAATAAATTTATGAAATTACAAATCGATCGCATTGATCAACATGCATTAACAGAGTTTATCAATCGTGTTAAACTTATTGACTCTTTTATTTATATGAAAATTAAAGAAGGTCAAATCCAATCAACAGTTTATCTTCCACAACGGGATGCTGTAAAACATCACTCTATTCAAGCTGACACTATCTTCCAAGTAAGTGAATGGCCTGATACTGACAAAGAAATGAAAATTGCATTCTTTGAAGGTAACAAAGTTATCGAAGCAATTAAACACTTTGAGCATGACGCAATTAAAGGTGAATTTGAATTTATCGAAAACGATGAAGAATTCGTAGCATCCACTTTACGTATTTTCAATGATGAACTAGAAATTACATTATCATGTTCAGAACCATCTTTAGGATTTAAAGATCTTTCAGCAGATCAACGTGATGCTATCTTTGCTCGTTCTGATTCAAAATTTGATTTTACATTAGATACACATTCAATTGGTAAAGTTAAGAATCTTTTTTCCCTCGATAAAGATGAAACATTTGGTATTAATTCAGATGTACAAGGTATTAATGTTAACGGTAAATCATTTAACGTCGTACTTACACCAGATACGAGTGGTAATGGTAATGTTACTGTTTATAAGAAGTATTTGAATTTATTAGACAAGGAAGAGCAAACTGTTTATGTGTCAGATTCTAAAGTTGTATTCGAATCGAACGATTCACACACTTTATTGACAATTTCAACTTGCCAAACTGCCTAATATATGAATATCGAAGAGTTAGAAAATAAATCAATTGATCAACTCACAGATGATGAGGCGAAGCTGCTTGTAGATCACTACAAGCAGCTTTCTGCCAAATATACTGCATATGAACAAGCTGTTAAATTAACTCTTAACTCTATCTACGGAGCATTTGGTAATAAGTGGTTTCACTTTTTTAATCTTGATATTGCTGAATCAATTACCAAACAGGGTAAAAATGCTATTCTTTATTCAGAAACAATTCTTAACAAATATGTTAATGACTTTTGGCACAAGGACGTGGCAGTTCATGAACAATTTGGTATTAAAGTAAAGGGTAAAATTGAAAAACCTGCTGTAATTTATATTGATACTGATTCTTGTTATGTACAGTTTCAGGATTTATATGAATCTATCATTTGGAATGATGAAGATAAAAAATTAAAAATTGATGAGTTTATTCTTGCTTTTTATGCCTTTAGATTAAAGGATTACATTGCAAAATGTATGGAAAAATATGCAGAAAAAAGAAATACTGATAATTTCCTTATATTTGAACTTGAATCATTGGCATACAATGGTATTTGGATGAGTAAGAAAAAGTACATTCAAAATATTGCATGGGATGATAAACTAGAAGTTACAGATAGACACCCATCGTTAAAGAAGGTAAAGACAATTGGATTTGATACAATACAATCTTCAACTCCAAAGTTTGCTAGAGAAAAATTAGTAGAAGCTCTTAGGATTTTATTTAATTCAGAAATTCAACCCACTGCAAATGAGTTACAAGAATTGGTTGAATTTATGAAGCAGTGTAAAAAAGAATTTAAATTAGCAGATATAGGTGATATATCTTTTAATAAAAGAACCAATAATATTGATAAGTATATTATCGATGATCAAGAAGAACTACAAATTGGTCTAAAATGTCCAGCCAATGTAAAAGCAGCTGGTTACTATAATTATATTTTAAATAATAATAAAAAATATAAAAATAAGTATAAACACATTTCAAACGGTGAAAAATTAAAAATATACAATTGCATAGGAACTATTAGTGAAGTATACGCATTTATGCCTAACGAATACCCGTATGAAATTGCACCGAAAGTTGATTACGATACACAATTTGAAAAAGCAATGATCGATCCTCTTAATAGAGTATTAACTGCAATCGGTCTGCAAACATTAGACACTAACTTAATTTATGCTTCGGCACTATTTTAAACATCATGGAATTAAAAGAAATTATTTACCAATTAGAGAAACAATATCCAAATAATATGGAATTTGGCGACGCTGTTAGAAAATTAGTCTGGCAGATGAAAGAAGCACAAAGCAAATCTATTGCTAATGAGCAATTGCCAGGTCAAATCGACATGTTCGCGAATGAGTAGTGTTTCTAGACCATGGGGTGAATACGAAGTAGTTTTAGATGCACCAGATGTAAAGATAAAACTAATCGAGGTTTCACCTGGCCAAAGAATGTCATATCAGTACCATGAAAAACGAGCCGAAGTATGGACTGTAATTCACGGTACTTTGACTATTGTATTAAATGACGAAAAATTATACAGAGGACCCGGACAATCAATTAGAATTCCATTGGGTGCAAAGCATCGAGCATGGAATGAAACTGATTTACCAGTCCATTTTGTAGAAGTACAAACAGGAACATATTTTGGAGAAGACGATATAATTCGTATAGAAGACGACTATAATAGAGAATAATATGGATGTAAAACTAACGGCAGAACAAAGGGAATTTGTTGATCAGTATAATACAATACTCAATAGATTACACGATATTCAATCTAATATCGACAAACTTAAAAAAGAAGCTGATGAAGCTATATTAGCTCTTAATCAACTTAGACACAAAGAACAACAATTGTTCCCTGACAATAAAGAAACAATTTAACATTTTACGATATAACATAAAAATACAACAACAATATGGCAAAAAAAGATTTTAGTTTTGACGATATAAATGCAGAGTTAAAAACATTGAATCCAATGGGTTCTGTTATGGCAGATTCTACCTTTAGTGAAGTTACAGAGTGGATTGACACAGGTAACTATCACCTAAATGCATGTGTTTCAGGTTCTCTTTTTGGTGGATGGCCTAACAGTAGAACATGTTCGATTGCTGGTCCTTCAGGAACTGGTAAAACATTCTTAGTACTGAACTCAGTAAAAAGAGCAATCGATATGGGATATAATGTGATCTATTATGATAGTGAAGCTGCAGTAGATAAAGATCAAATGGAAAAGTTTGGTATTGATGTTACTAAAGTGAATTATCAACCAATTAACACTGTTCAAGAATTTAGAACATCAGTTACTACGTTGACTAGTAAAATGCA